TTATAAATATAAATTATGAAAGGTGGTGATATGCAGAAGAAAGTATTAACAGAGCAAGCATTATATTATGGTGATGTTTCAATGCCTAAAGGTTTTGAAATTAATCACGAGCAACTAAAATCAGAAATATTAGAATCACTTATTAAAAACGAAAAAACTATATTTAATAAAAGTTTAGATTCATTAAATACCTACATAAAAGATTTTTTTAATGTTAAACATAAACAATCTTTAGTAAATAAAGAGGCCTGGGGAAATGTTTATACAGCTAAAAAAACTACAGAACCTTTAAAAGAAATTGATCCAGTAGATTTAAAAAACTCTGCAGACTTTGTATTACTATATGGAGTACAAGTGAAAGACTGTTTTATTAAAATCTATTATGATGATAATAGACGTAAAGGAAGAAGTTGGGACATAGAACTTAAAAATAATATGTTCATAATGTTTCCTACAAATAACATGTATATTATTTCTAATAAGCATAAGGACAATTCATTAAATTTTATTCAGACAATAACTTACGAGTATATTTAATATACAATGAATATATCTAATTATTATTGGTATTTTACTTCTGTAATTCCTCCTAAATTATGTGATGATATTATTAAATATGGTCTTTCTAAATCAGAATCCATGGCAAGAACAGGGGGTTATGGTGATAAAGAATTAACTAAAGATCAAGTTAGAGATATGAAAAGAAAAAGAAACTCTGATTTAGTTTGGTTAAATGATATTTGGATTTATAAAGAACTTTACCCTTATATACACGAAGCAAATAAAAATGCTGGTTGGAATTTTCAATGGGAGGGATCAGAGCCAATTCAATTTACCAAATATAAACTTAATCAATATTACGACTGGCATTGTGATTCTTGGGATAAACCCTATACCAGAAAACAAAATGCTGATGGTACTTGGCCACTAGATCATGGTAAAATTAGAAAATTGTCTATGACCTGTCAGTTAACCGATGGTTCAGAATATAAAGGTGGTGAATTAGAATTTGATTTTAGAGATTACGAACCTCACATGAGAGAAGAAGCTAAACATTTAAAACGAGCAAAAGAAATATTACCCAAAGGGTCTATAATTGTTTTTCCATCATTTGTATGGCATAGAGTTAAACCTGTAACAGAAGGAACTAGATATTCATTAGTCATGTGGAACTTAGGATATCCTTACAGATAAATGTTTATACATAAAGATAAAATAAATAAAAAAATATGTGAAGATTTAATAAATGTATTTGAAAAAAGTAAAGACACTATAAAGGAGATGTCGGATGAAGTAAATATGACATCTTTATTTTTAGATAAAAATGATACTTGTGTGCGAGAATATTTTTACCATCTAAACTTAATAAAAAATAAGTATATAAAAAAATACATTTATTTAGATAAAAGACAAGAACCTTGGAACGTATATAAAAATGTTAAGATTCAAAAGTACGAACCAGGTGAAGCTTATTTTGGTTGGCATGCAGAATCAACTGGGTTTAAAAATAACAATGATAGAATATTAGTATATAGCACTTTTTTAAACAATGTAAAATATGCAGGAGAAACAGAATTTTTTTATCAAAAAGAAAAAATAAAACCAAGACAAGGAACTACAATTTTATTTCCTGCTTTTTGGACTCATACACACAGAGGAACATTTTCAACAGAAACTAAATATATAATAACAGGTTGGTATACTTATGAATAATATAAAACTAGTTGAACATTTTAAAACACCTATATGGGTAGAATACAAACCAGAGTTTGTAAAATCTTTAAACAAAGCTTCTAACAAATATATTAAAGAAGCAAGAGATAGAAACAAAACACATGTAAAAAAATATGGTGACTTTGGATTATCACATCATTCAACACCGTTAACATTAGATAATGATTTCTTAGATTTTAGAAATTACATTGGTCAAAAGTCTTGGGAGTTTTTAGATTGGCAAGGTTTTGATATGTCACAATATCAAACTTTTTTTAGTGATATGTGGGTACAAGAGTTTTCTAAAAAAGCTGGACATCATTCAGCTCATGTACATTGGAATCAACATGTATCAGGTTTTTATTTTTTAAAGTGTAGCGATAAAACATCATATCCAATATTTCATGAGCCGCGTACTGCAGCTAGAGCTACAAAATTAAAACAAAAAGAAAACGCAGTTTATACAAATGATTTAATTAAATTTGATATAAAGCCAGGAACACTTATTATTTTTCCTGGTTATTTAGAACATGAATTTGCTGTTGATTATGGTATTGATCCATTTAGATTTATACATTGGAATATTCAAGCAGTGGAAAAAGGATTAGCGAAAGATGTATAATATGTTTCTTATAGAAGATAAAAATTTTTTAAATAAAAATCAAATAAAACATATTAATGAAAATATATTAGATGTGCATATACCTTGGTTTTTTCAAAAAAATACTGTTAAATCTAAAAAACAAAAACCATATTTAAGTCATACTGTTTTAAGAAGACCTGAAGAAAGAAAAGAAGGAGAAGAATTTAATTCAATAGAAGCTAATTTTTGTATTGATGTTTTAAATGTTTTTTGTAAAAAAAATAATATTAAACACAAAGAATTATTAAGAATAGTTTTTAATTTATCTTATAATAATGGATTTGAAAAATGTGATGTTCATAGAGACCATGACTATGACCATAAACAATTAATAGTTTACCTAAATGATTGTGATAAACAATCACACACTGTAATAAAAAATGGTAAAAGGGAAATAAAAATAAAACCCGAAAGATTTAAAGGCGTTTGTTTTGAGAATAAACCACACTATCATTATTTTCCAAAAGAAGGTACAAGAGTTATATTGATAATAACATTTAAATAAAACATGTTTAAAAAGAAAAAGTATACAGTTATCCGTCAAGCAATATCAAAAGAACTAGCGGCTTTTATTGCAAACTATTTTAGTATGCAGAAACAAGTTTATGATACTTGCAGACAAGCTAGATATATTTCACCATTTGAAAACATCATAGGTCACTATGAAGGCAGAGATGAACAAATACCAGAAACCTATAGTCAGTATTCTAATATTGCTATGGAAACATTAATGCTTAAATGCCAACCTAAAATGGAAGAAGTAACAGGTCTTAAATTATATCCTGCTTATACTTATGCTAGAATATATAAAAAAGGTGATGAATTAAAAAGACACAAAGATAGATTTAGTTGTGAGATATCAACTACTATGAATCTTGGTGGTGATGATTGGCCAATATATTTAGAGCCATCTGGAGAAGTTGGTAAAAAAGGAATCAAAGTAGATTTAAAAACAGGCGATATGTTAGTCTATTCTGGTTGTGAATTAGAGCATTGGAGAAATAAGTTTAAAGGTAAGGAATGCGTACAAGTTTTCTTACACTATAATAATCGTAAAACACCAGGAGCTAAAGACAACATGTTTGATAAACGCCCTCATTTAGGACTACCCTCTTGGTTTAAAGGGTAGTATATTATAATGGAGACAGGGCACCACCACATACTTTCTGTCTCCTTTAAAATATTATGAAAAAATTTATAGAGCTTTTATCTGAGCCTATTTTAGCTACTCCCGAACAACAACAAAAAGAAATTTGGGACGTAGAAGGTAGACTAAAGAATGGAAATCAAACTTTTAAATTTGATATAAGACCTTTAAAACAAGTCAGTAATAAGGTTGAAAAAACAGGTTACTTTAAATCAAAATCCGATAAGATGGTTTTTGAAACAATTAATCAGTGGGTTATATTTGATACTGAAGAGCTAAATGACTATGTTAAATCTACAGATAAAAGAGATTTTAATATAGATGAATTGTTAGATAATTTGTCTTGGAATTTGGTATTCGATAAAGTAGAAAAACTATAATATCATTTAATTGTGATTTTTTCTAAATTTACTAAAAAGTTAAGTAAAACATAGTATAAATATAACATAATAATACAAAGAGGATATAATGACTGAACAAGTAAAACAAGATACATTGACAATTGATGGTAAAGAGTATATTATAAGTGATTTACCGTTAGATGTAAGAAATACAATTGTTGCTAGACAAGAAATTCAAACTTCTAAAGTAAGACACACAATAGAGTTAGAAAAAATAGATGTTTTAACTAATTACTACAACGAAAAGATTAAAAAAGGATTAGAAGAACACAATGGCAGCAACAGCGAATCTAAGGATTGACCAAGGCGGAAGTTTTTCAAGTGACGTAACCGTAACAAACACAGACGACACGGCATTCAACTTAACAGGTTATACTGCGAGTGCTAAAATGGCACAAGGCTATTCGAGCACTCGTACAAGAGTGTCTTTTACAACTACTATTGCCTCAGATGCGACAACAGGTGTCATTACCTTATCGTTAACAGCCGATCAAACAGCAAGTTTAGACGCTTCATCACGTTATGTATATGACATAGAAATCACTAGAACCTCTGACAGTACAGTAACAAGAGTTATTGAAGGAATAATAACAATTAGTCCTAATGTTACCATATAATTGATTTTTTTAAGTACATTTTTATTATAAATATATTATAAGTACATTTT